TATTTTATCAACAAATTTTTAATAAAGGTATAAGTACATTACTTTTTTGTTTTCTTTAAACTAGCGAAAAATCCCTTATTTTATAGGACTTTACAGAGTGATAAAATTCTTACTAAATTTATTCCTTAAATGTACTCCAAATGAAATTTACAGAGAAAAAAAAGAGCAATACTTGAATAGTATGCTCTGTCTCTTCGTCAAATATTTCATCATTATATAACGCTCCAAACATCAAACCTTTTATCGGTGCAAAAATAATATCGCAGTTTGCAAAATTAACCACAATAAATAAACTTAATACAAGTAACAATGCTATTATCATAATTAATCAATTTAAAGCGTTTTAAGAGGCGATAATTTTAAAACTATATAAGTATACCAAAAATGTATTTTGATTGCTTAAAACTTCTCGTATTTAGTTTTACCGTTAACCTTTACTGCTCTTAAAGTTTGTTGTCTGTAATCTTTGCAGTATGAAACGTGTACCCAATCCGGATTTTTCTTATCTCCAAACTCCCAAATTAACTGGTCGTATTTCAAGTTATCTTTAATCCAATGGAATATTTGAGCGTTAGTTACCTTATCGCCTTTCATATCTATGTCGATTGCCTCTCCTCTACAATGTTGGCTAGTAATACTTCCGTTTAATGCTTGGTTAAGATTCATAATTCTGTAACCGGAAGAGATATGAATAGGCACTCCGAAATGTTCTCTTACTGGCTCAAATACTTTTAGTGCTAAAGTCTTTAAGTTTTCAATTTGAATAGGAGTAGGAGCATTAACGATTCCTAATTTGATTGCAGTTGCAGAATAGGTTAATTCCTCTAGAGTTAAATGTTTACTTATTTGTGTCATCTTTTTTATTTAATAGTTTAAAAGTTTGTATTAATGTATAGACTATCGATACAGTCAAAAGTATTATTTTTAATGTCTGTTCTATATTACTGAATGATATAATCATCGAAGTAGTATTCAAGGCGTAGATTTTTAAGGATTGAGGTATCATTCTTATTTTATGTTTTTAATTTTGCAACAATATCAGTAAATCCTTGAATGCCTATATAAGCAGTAGCAACAATTACCCAGTCTCCCGATGTTATATTACTTAAAAACAAACCGACACAAGCTACTAAAAAAACTAATAACTTTCTGCTTATCCATTTACTTAATAATCTATCTAGTGTCTCTTTACTCATTGTTTTTCTTTTTTATTGCACGTATTAAATCAATTATAATTATGGCAATACAAGCGTAAAAAAGCCAAAAAGATATAAAGTTTATATTGATATAAAAACAAGCCAACATACAACCTAAAACACCACCTATTGCAGTTCTCTTTACATCCTTTTCATCGTGTTGAATACCAAATGCTATATTATTAAATAACTCCCAAAATGCACCAATAGTTCCACCAAATATTAATCCTATTAATATAGAGCCAACTATTTTTTGCCATAACCAAAAGTCATTTACATAAGTAGCGTTTCCAATAGTATAGAGAAAAACAAATCCAACTACGTAATGTGCTATATTTCTAATTTGTTTCATAACTATATTGTATAACTTGCTATTTGACCTCCAGTTGTTGCTACTGTACTTGCGTTTTGTAATCTGTCACCGATACTATTAGCAGTAAATCCACTTGAAATTAAATAATTCCAAAAGTCTGCTGGTGTCATTAATAACGTTCCCGTTGTTGCATCTACTAAAACTCCACTTAATACGTTTGCAGCACTTGGTACTCTTAACGTTCCAGTTAATTCACTTGATGCACCATAAGTAGTTCCAAATCTTACGTCTGTTGTTGCTGGATTTCCTAAAGCTACTCCAGCAGCATATAAAGTTCTATTGCCACCCGTACTTATTTGAAATAACCAACTTGAAGTATTGGTGTCTATTGTTACTCTAGGTGCTACAATAGCTATTATATTAGAACTATTAACTACGTTTCCACTTACTTTTACAAAAGTTCCAGAGCCATATCCACTTGATAAAGCAAAGGCTGCATATATTGCTGGGGCGCCACTTCCAGCAGTTATTATTCCAGTAACAGAAATCGTTGCAGCAGCATTTGTATTATAAATTGCTGATTGAGTTGTTGAAGCATTTACATTCCCTATTTGAGTGTAATTAACTGCTCCAGTTAAATAAATAGCGGGTGTTGAATTAGCAGTTGTATTCCCAGTTATATTTAAATTTCCAACTGAACTTATAAAAATAGTAGAAGATGATAAAGTAGTATTTGTTGATGCAGTAACATTACCAGTTATATTTATAGTTCCATTTGTTGCCATTTGAATGGCATTTAAATTTGAAGCAATACCAGTAACCGTAGAAGTAACATCTCCAACTATATTAAGTGTTCCAGTAGAAGTTACTGAAATTAAACTTCTATTACTATTTGCACCATCTAAATTATAATTTCCATTACAGTTTAAAGTGCCAGTACTTGAATGCCTAATAGCTATATAATTTGTAGTATTTGTCATTGTCAATACACTACCATTAAAAGTAGCAGTATTTGGACTTGCTAAAGTCATTTCTAATGTTGGACTAGTTGAGCCAACAATAATACCAGTTGAAGCAGTACAAGTTAAATTACCACCATTTGCATAAATAAATTGACCACCAGCAACAATACCAGTTCCCGATGTGTTACGAATACTTAATACAGTAAAAGTACCATTAATAGTTACTGTAAATCCATTTGCAAACACATCGTCAGCACTTGTTGGCAATATGCCACCATCCCAAGTAGCTGTATTACTCCAGTTACCATTTGCAACTGCTTTTATATTTGCCATAATTAAAGATTTTTATCATTAATAAAAGTCTGCAAAGCACCCATAATTGATATAGCTGCATTTATAGCATCTGTATCTCCACTTTCAAAAACATCCATATATGTTATAGGAATAGAATTTTCGGGTAAACTTTCTGAACTTCCATCCTCTAAAACTCTATAAGGTGTTAAACGCATAGCAACACTTGCACCTATATCAGTTGGCTTAACCAATGGTGATATTGCTAAATTTACCATAAAATATGGATACTCTATTCCGTCTACTTCTATTGGGTTTGTACTTGTAATTGGCATAATTTTTTTTTATATATATGTTGCTGATTCTCTATTCGTCCAAGCTACGTTTGTAGCAGTTGCAGTAGTTATTGAGCCACTTGCAGCTATTGTTAATCTTTTTATAGTCCATACTGTTGAATTTTCTGCACTTCCATTTGGAGCAGTTCCACAATAGTTTATAGTATTATCTGTTGAATTATTTGCGTTTCTTCTTTCTGAAACTATTTGATTTAAATTTTTATTTTTCCAAAGGTCTGTTGAAGTCTCGTAAGTTAAAACTTGATTGTTTAAAGGAGTATCTATAAAGACATTATGTAACTCGTCAAGTTCCCACCCGTTCATAATCTTTACATATATCTTACCATTGTTTGCGTGTGCATATTCAACGTAACCTAAAACAACAATATGACCGGTTGAGCCATTTGGTTTTATATTTGTAATCCTTCCGGCAGTTGTAGGAGATAAATAAAGTACATCGCCATCCGTCCAAGTTTCGCCTTGTAAACTTCCGGTTGTATTAATATTTTCTAATTGGCCTACTGTTATAATAAATCCCTCTTGATTTGTTGCAATAGTTTCAGTTACTATTCCTAAAGTATCGGCACTATTTAAATCGGTATTCGCTTGTGCTAAATTTACCGCCAGTCTTTGGCCTTGAGCTCCACTTACTTTGACAACTTGATATGCTGCTTTTGTTAATGTAGTATTTGGAGTTACTTTGTTTACTACTCTTGCCACTAAATCAACTCCATTTTTTAATATAACAGAGCCACCTTTTAAAGTGGTTTCTGAACTACCTATTGCATCGTTCCAGCGTGTTGTTGTTACTGCTGCCGTTCCAGTTGGTGTTGTGTCTAATGTTAACTGTCCGGCTTTTAATTCAAACTCTCCTAAATTTACGTTTTGAGTAGCACCAGTATAAGGAACTAAATTTGTAACACTTGGAATAGTTGGTTTATTTAATATTAAAGCATCTCCACTCGTAGCATTCCAATCAGCATTAACATTTACTTCTGCTCCGGCAGCTATTCCCGCAAGTTTATTTTTTTCTGTGAGTGAATATTGCTTGTAAGTAGTTCCGTCAAGTATATCGTCTTGGTCTAAAACTACGTCTCCGGTTTGCGTATTTACTGAATCAACTGCTCCACCTCCTCCATTAATTGTATTAACGTTAATAGTAGTTAAATTAGGTTGAATAGTTAATGCAACCGTTTCAATTACTGGACTTATATTTATGTCTATTATATCTGGCATCTTATCTAGTTATATCGCATTCAATTAAAAATTCTCCACTTAACCAAGTCTTTATAGTTCCGTCTGCAAATAAGATTTCTAAATCATATAAGTAATTACCGGATGCTATATTTATGATTTGTTTGTTTATTCTAAATAAGCCTCCAGCAGCGTTTGTAATTGTAATTCCAGCACTTGCTACCGAAGTCAAAGATAATGCAATCAGTCCTCCGCATTCGTTTCTCAACTGCATTCTAATTGTTGCACCGGTTAAATTAATAACTACATTGTTTTTTAGCAAAGCAAAGTTAACGGCCTCGAATGTATCTCCCTTTATATGTGTAAAATTATAACTCATTTCTTATTGATTTGTTTGCTTAAGTATTGCTTAACTTTCTGTAAGTTTTCTTTTTTTATCTTATATGCGATAAATTTATTTTTTGGCTCTTTCATAATACCCAGTTGCAAGGATTAGCTTTTTGGTCTGGATACATATCGCTATCTCTGTTAGTCCAATACTCTGGAAATTTAGACGCTGCATTTATACCCATATAATCAATAAATCTAGTAGCGTAAAAGTCTGCAAAAGTTCTATGCTTTTGAACTAATATGTCTAACTCTTCTTTGCTTGGAGTTTCTGAGTTTTCACTACGATGTTTAAAGACTCCTCCGTTTCTTATTTGATAGTTTGCGAATGGCAAATAATCTATCATAGCAAAATGAATCAGCATCGGCTGGACGTAATCCCTAACCAAATTTAAATAGTCTCCGGTTAATGTCGAAGTATTTATTTTAGTTGTGATAGTGTTATATAATTGAGTACCTAAATAATTCTGTACGTGCATCTGTTGTGCAATCTTAATAAACTGCATAAACAAATCGGCATCAACATTTCCGTTAAGGATAGTATTTGCTTTTAAATCTGTCTGTGTTATGAATAAAGTTGTAGGCATATCTTATCCTTTATAATTTGGGTGATGTCCGTTATTTGGCATATCTATTGGAGCAATTTTAGAATCAACTAATCCGGCTGGAGTTGGATTGTATCCCTCAATACTTGCAACCTCTTCGCTAGATGCTAGAGATTTGTCTGCGTAAGGTGTTCCGTCTGTTTTAGTTTTTAATCTGTAAAGATTTTCATTCCAAAAATGACCGCAGTTAACTCCGCCCTTGAATCTAAATAGAGAGTAATTCTCGCCCTTGTGTCCGAACTCATTATTTACCCCTTGAAAACTTGCTTGGTCTATATCCTCTTTACGATATACTACTCCGCTATTTGTTCGTGACATCATATTTACGCAGAATTCTCTGGAGTTTGTACTCTTGTATTTTTCTGCATACTCATAACGTACTTTATAAATATCCTTATCCAAATAACTTGCTTGACTAGGACTGCTTTTAATAAATCCTCCTAGCTTTGTGTCTTTTTTTGGAGTTATATATTGCTTTGCCCAGTCTTCGATACTTGAATTATTATCGTCAAACTCTCTTTTATCTACTAACTCCCACTCATCCGATACAACTTCGCCGTCAAAAGAGTTAATATCAAAACATTCGTGGTTATCGCTTAATGTCTGCTGCGGTGCTACTTGTGGAATTGATGCTTTTAAACCTACTAAAGAGCGTATCTCGTCAGCAGTCATCGACTCTAGTACTTTATTTGCTACCAAAGGACTTAAAGAGTTTATTCCGTCTATAATAGTGTTTGATTTTTCAGTAATAGTCAAGTCATTTACTGCGTCTAGCGGTTGTAAAGTTTTGAAATATAAGTCTAAAGTAATTCCGTTGTAAGCTAGTATGTTATTTAGTTCTTTTATGATTAAGTTTTGAAATGGTTTAATAACTGTATTCTGCATTAAGATAGTTGCAGTCTGTAATTCGTCTGCATTATTGCCAAATCCGGTGTTATCTTTAATACCCAAAAGTAAAGGACTGATAACTCTATGCGATACCATTATTTTACGCATACTCTCGTCACTTAAAAACTGGTATTGATTGTGAGCATCGCTTAACTGCACCGGAGTAATAGTTGCTCCGTAATCATTTGAATCGTTAAAAGATAAAATAAACCTACCAGCGTTTGAAGTACCAGAGAATTTTTGTGTTATGGCTCTTTCGATGTCTCTTTGCTCATCCTCTGTTGGAGTTCCATTGTTGAAGTTGATTAACATACTAGGAGCAAGGCCATTCATTATATTATTCAAATGGTAGTTGCTTATTTCCTCCTCTAGTTCGCAGTATTGTAATCCTCCTTGCCAATCTGGAGGAGAGTAATAATAGAATCCAGTTTTATAAGGTTTAATATATAATATCTCTTCGCTCTCTTGACTTGTACCGAATGCCGGTATTGGAGTCGGAGGATTCTGTCTAGTTACTTTAGTCCAATCGTCTGCATAAAAATAAAATTCAACCTCTCCGTCCTCATTACATTTTCCACTACGTAAAGTTTCAACCGGCCAATGGTTACATTCTACTATTCTAGTTCTATCTATTGAGTAAACAACTTGAATAGCACATTGTCCCATAGCTTTCAAATCATAACAAAGTCTCTCTGTTGTATCGTCATCAAATAATAACATCGCTTGTGCGTAGTCTTCCGGCTTAATTTGAGCATCGGTAGCATCCAATCCTTGACCGAATATCATTTGACTAATTCCGTTTACTATTGCGTTATTTGTAGGACTTCCATTTATACGGTCTTGAATGTATCCAAAGTAATTATTATCGTCTCCATAAGAAACCCACTCTTGATTCCTTACTTCGATAATTCTAGGACTTGTATAGGTTGCTAGATTAACAATTCCTATTCCCGTATTTTTAGGTTTAACTTCTATTTTTTTTCTCATATTATTGGATTACGATATAATCGTTGTTGTTTGTATTCAGAGTAATAAAATTGCCATTGTTTATTGAGTAGTTTTCAGCACTCTGGTTGGTCGAAAATAGTCTATCTTTATATAAGACATCACTCGAAGCATTTAAGACGCTTAATTCAAAGAATCCTCCCTCGTATAAACAAGTCAAGTTACAATCTATATAAACCAAATCGTAAACGTTTGGATATACGTTAGTAGGTGTGAAAGTAAAGACTGTATTTTTTTGCTCGTCTCTGACTTTTATTGTTAGACTTTCTCCCTCTATATAGTTTCTAGGGATTGTTATAAATCTTTGAGATGCGTTATCTTGGTTTACTACTGTCATAGTTATATAACGTAAATTTATTTTTTTTTGTAAATAAAAAAGGAGTGAACTTAATCACTCCCTTTCTGTTACCGTATAAACCTCTATAGACTGTCTTTATTACGGTGCTATCTGTGTTGGAGAAGTACGAGAAGTTACAACTGTACTAGTCACAAATGGTGCAAGGATAGGCTCTTCGGCAGTAATTGTCAAAGTGTATCCGTTCATATCGCCTAACGCAGTCCCAGTAGTTGCACTTCCGTTTATATTACAACCTCTTGTTAAACCTACGGCAAAGTAATTTCCGTTATTGTCTTCCACAAAAACGTGAGGTCTTTGTGAAATCATTTTCTGTAATTCTACATTCGTAGCAACATCCATTTTTGTTAATACCGCAGTAACTGTTTGAGCATAAAAAGTAGTTCCATTCTCATCACTTGAAGTGATAGTCTGCTCTAAATTATTCCCTCCCTTTACTTCGTATTTATACCAGTTTGTGCCAGTTCCACTAACCGCAGTTAATGTACCGGCAGTTATAGTCAAAGTTCCTAAAGTACCATAGTCAGCAAACCAAACATTTTTGATTCCTCCTACCACGTCCTTACAACTTAGCTTTCGTCCAGTAGCCATTAAGCAAGTACTCATATTTTTTTATTTTAAAAGTTAATAAATAGCCTCCCATATTTCAGAGAGGCATTTAATTTAATTATGCTATTCCGTAAGTAACTGCGTCTGCTCCGATACCTACTTGGATACCTCTAGAGAAACGAGCAATAAATCTTACATTTTTTGAGCCATCGATATCGGCCATATCAATCGTCTTAACGACATTTGCATCGTCAGCTAGTCCAAATCCTACGAATAAGTTTGAAATTTGAGCAGCAACCATTGTGTTAGCTGGTAAACCATTTGCAACGAAAATAGTAACTCCGTCAAAAGTTAACTCTTGTCCGTTGTACCAAGTTGTACCTTGAGCATTTAAACCAGCGTTTGAAGTAGCAGCTACTGAGAAACCTCCCAATGCTCTTACGTATGCTTTTGCTACGTTTTGAGATACGTATAATCTCAAGTCTTCAGTTCCGTATAATGCTGCTGGAATTGCATCAACTACTCTTCCCATTTCTGCGATTACGTTTGCAGAAGTAATAGCTAAAGGAGTTCCGATTACAGTTGCTCCGTCTGTTCTCAATAATTTACCAAGTCCGTTAGTAGCATTCCATAAGAAAGTTTCTGTATCGATAGCGATATCTTTTAAAACTTTAGCAATAAAGAAATCTGAGAAAGTTGACGGCATAACATCGAATGAACTAAAGCCCATACTTTGTGCTTCCCAATCTTGCTCGAATGGAGTCTTGCACAATTGTAAATTTACTTGTTTTTCTGCTACTGTTAAAACTTTGTCTGACAAAGTAACTGTTCCAGCATCTGTAAAGTCGCAAGTTGCGTCTGCTACTAGGCCAGAGATAACTGCTTTCTTAACTGTTGCTTTGTATTTCACATTTGGAATTACAGTAACTGCATTGTTTGCGATTGTATTCGCACTTAATACCGCAGCTGCGATATATTTACCGGCAAATTCTCCGGCATAATTTGAGGTAATCGTTGGTTGGTTAGGCATTTTCTTTTATTTTTTTAAGTTTAATTTTTAATTTATTTAATTTGTTAGTTTGACAATGCTGCCATTATTCTTGCTTCTGTGGAAGAGATATTCTTTCCAGTGTTTGCTTTCCCTAAATTTACTTTTGAGTCTGCTGGTTTGTGTACTGTTGGCTTTTTAGCTACGCTTGAAAGAGTCTCTTTCATTTCAGTTTGGCTACCGCTTAAAGCATCGATTTTAGCTTTTAGCTCTTCCATTTTTGGCTCAAGTGCTTCCATTACTTTGGTAAGGATTTCCTCTAACGTAACTGGTGCTGCTTCTAGTTCTACTTCTGTTTCCGGTGCTACCTCTTCTGCTGGTGCTTCTTCTTTAGTTTCCTCTTCTGGCTCTGCCGATAATTCCTCTTCCTCTACCTCAGCAGCCGGAGAAGAAATCTCGCCAATGATTCCAATTTCGTAAACCTCCAAAGTATTACCGTCAGCTAATAAATAACTCCCAATTTCTAACGGTGTTTTGTTCTCTCCGTCAATAGCAAAAATCGGCATCCCTACCTCAAAGCTATCGGCTTCAATAACAGTTCCGTTATCTAGAGTCTGCTGCTCTAACTTCACATTTCGGCGAAGTAACGCATTAATGCGTGATAAAATTTCTGTGTTTTTCATATTTATAAATTATTAATTCTTACCCATATAACGAACTACTATTTTTTTTTGCATTTTTATTCTGCCTTTCTGTAAATAGTTCCGATTCCTTGTGCTTGTAATGAGCCATCGCAGCACTTTCTAGAGTATTTATTATCGGGACACAAACAACCTCTTTTGTCGTTTTTAGGACTTGTTCTGCTCGGTGTTTTAAAGTCTTTATTTGCCATAGTTTAAAAGTGTTTGAAGTTCTAATAAATCTAATCCGGCTAGTATTTCGTTTTCTATGTCTCCGACATTTGTGTCGGTAACATCTACTTTTGAAAGTGGAGTCTTAGCTTTGTCGGCAAAATATCCCTCAATCGAAAATCCTTTAACCTTACCGGTTTTAATAAAGTCATTCCAAATCTTATCGTTGTTTACTTTAATAGTACCCATCCAAGTTCCTACTGGTACGTTCAATTCGTAAAGTTTAGATTTGTCTTTGTCTGTGTCCTCTACAATCCAAGACTCAACCATAGTTAAACCGGTAATAGATTCCATATGCTCAAAAGTAGCGTTTGACTGGTTTCCATTTTGAAAGAATAACTCCATAGCTTTACGAATAGTATTTTTACTAAAATAAATATAATACTCTCCTTCGTTTTCGTCTCTTCTGTAAATAGGTTTATCTGGTACTAACATAGCACCCATTATGATTTTTTTCTCCTTATCTACTTCGGCAAACTTGTACTCTTTTTGCTCTGTTTTTAAAGCAATAAAGTCTTCCTCTATGGCTGGATTCTCTACGATACTAATTGCATCAATACCGGACAATTCCATTTCCTCGTCAATTATAAGTTCTATTAATCGCATATTATTTATTTTTTTTATATAACGTTTATTTATCCTAAAGTTGCATTTTGAACTATGCCTCTGTTTAATCCTTGTTGAGTGGTTACGTCTCCTCCTACTACAAATGCTTTTACTGGTTGGCTTTCTTTACCGGCTATGCTTTCGGCTATTTGATTTGCTCCACTTGGTCCGACTACGTTAAAAGTTGGTGCTGCTGCTGGTACTCCTCCACCTCCTCCGGTTGCTCCACCGCCCCCGCCACCTCCTCCAGAGAGTAAAGCTTTTGCTCTTGCTATATTTGCTAAAATTGTTGCCGCACCACTTGCGTAAAATGCTATTTTAGTTGCCAAATAAACTGCTGGTGCTGCTGGTCCGGGTGCTCCACTTGCTGCACCGGCTGCACTCTGTTCTGTACCTTGCATCATTTTTGAAAATGCGATTGCACTATCAGCACCAATCTGAACTAACGCAAGTGCTTTCATAGCTGCTTGACCGGCTTTGCCTCTTGCCAATCCAGTTGCTTGAATTGAAGAAAGTAATTGCTCTCCACTTTGAGCGATACTTGCTACTGCATCGGTTGTAGCTTGGAATGCTTCGATTTTTCTTTGTCTTGCTGCATTTTCTCTCTCTTCTCTTTCGTACTCACTATCATATTGTAGTTGAGTAATTGCTAATTGGTGTGCTTGTTCTCTAGCTAATTCCTCTTCTTTAAATAAAATATCTTCATTAACTTTGTCTTGTTTTTTTTGTAAATCTGTTAAATCGAAAGTGGTTTCCTCCTCCGCTAATTTTTGATTATATTCGTCATTTAATTGTTTTAACTTTTTTTGTTTTTCCTCTTCCGATAATTCGGCTTTTTTATCAATCTCCATTTTGCCTAATTGATAACCGGCTCTGTCATTTAAAAGTTTATTAATTGTGTCTTGTGATGCTTTTACAGTTGCCTCTCCGTCCTTTTTAACTTTCTCTGGGTCGAATGCTAATTTTGCTAAATAGTCTACGGCTTGGTTTCCAAACTTCTCATCGATATTATATTTTATGTCTATACCGGGAACTTTATTTAATAATGCTATAACTTTATTAATTGCTGCCGCTCCATTCTCATATAAAAATCTTATCGGCATTGAGACAAATTCAAGATAAGACTGTAACATCTCAAAATTTCTTTTTGCCCCCTCTGTTGCTAATTTGGTGTTTATTATTTGATTCTCTTGGTTTATTTTATTTGCAGCGATTGCCTCGTCAGTCTGCTTGATTTTAATATCTAAAATTTCTTTCTCTGACTTGCCTTGAAGTTTTAAGATATTATCTTGGCTTCCTATCGTTTTTAATTTCTCAGTCTCTTGGTCAACATTTTTTTGAGATAATGCGTTTAGTTTCTTTTGCTCTTCGCTTACTCCACTTACTGCTGCTTTAATGTCATCCCAATAAGCATAAATTGCACCGGCAGCAACAACTAATAAACCTATTCCAGTACTACCGATTGCCGCTTTAATTCCGTTAAATGCATCAATAGCTACGGCCTTTAATTGTTTAAAGCTATCTCTCGCCTCTCCTAGTGCTTGGAAACCTTGTGCGATAGCCATAGCAGACTGAACTTTTAAAAGTTGTTTCTCTAAATCTTTAGACTCAACTCCTACTAATCCCATAGCACCTTGATAGGCTGCAAATCCTCCGGCCACTCCCGAAAGTGATGCACTTAATGCCTTAAATTTTGCATCTGGATTAAACGCTTCTGTAAGACTTTTAGCATCGCCTATTCTGTCTTTTAGTTCTGCTGCTCTTTTAGCTGCTTCTACTGCCTCAGTTGACGTTGCCCCGAACTTATCGGCTAACTTTTGTACGTCTTGTTGTGCTTCTCTTAACTGACTCTTTAAACTACCTAGAGACTTGTCGGCTTGTTCTGCATTTACGTTTAAATTAATGTCTATTTCTTGTGCCATTTCAATAGTCTTTTATGTTGTTTAAATGCTTCTATCCAAGTTTCTGGATGTTTGTTTTTTCCCTTTGCTATTTCTATCAATTCACTCTGTCCGTAGTGGTTTGACTCTTTCAATAATGTTAATATTTGCTCTATCATATTGCAGTTTGGATTACGAATATATATTCAGTTTTTACTGTTGCTCCGTTTATTTTGTATTCTAATATAATTACTCCCGTTCTATCTAATCCGGTTGCGTTTACTGGAACTGTAACAGTTAAGAGTGCATCCGTTTTATTGTTACTTGTGTGAGTGTAAGATAAAAAGTCTGTTGATGCTTTTATATTAAAAAAGTCATAATCATTCAAATATATTTCTACGTCAAAAACTAGAGCCTCTTTGTCTGTTTGGATGTTCTCCATATCAGCAAATCTATAACCTACTGTACTCGCTGCATTAACTCCTCTATAATCTGTCAATAGTTCGAAGTCAGTTTCTCCGGTAGTTAAATCGGTAGTAAATGAATTAATTAAGTATCTTTTATTACGGATTACTAGTCTATCGTTTAATGCAATTCCCAAAGGAATACCCGCTCCATTTGTTACTGTACTTCCTAATAAACTTGCTGGTAGTAATGCCTTAACTTTTATTAATCTAGTTTTTATATTGTAAAGATTATCAACGAAGTTTTTATAGTGTCTGTAATAAAGTCCTTGCGGTGCTAATTCGTTTAACCAACTTGATTGCTCGTTCCCAAAATTCATAGTCATTAATTGAGCGTGGTTTACATCCGTTGGCATATTGTCATACTCATTTGAGAAACGATTATAGTTTGTTATTATTGTCGGTCCTCCAGTTGAATTGGTAGTGTAAATTGTATCGCTTCCAGTTAATGGTGTTGGTAATATTCCGTTACAATAAATAAGCATCGGCTTTGGTATATATGGTTTTAAATCCTTATCTATTAGAGTAGCCGTTTGAAATAATTTACCTTGCTTTACTAATTCAAATAATACGTTCTCAAATGGTAGCTTAATATCATAGGTTGCGTTCTCTGTTATCCTAGTTGAATTGTAAATCAAATCTCCGTAAGCATTTCCGTATAAACTTTTGAACTGCTCGTTTAATACATTCTTACTTTCTGCATAAGTAAAGTTAATACTCTTAAATAACTTTGGTTTATTTATACTCATTTCATTTTCGTAGGTGTACTCTGTTATGTCCAAAGTTTTACCAGCATTATAAAACATTTCTAAAGGTGCAAATTCATAAGTATTATTCGGTCTTGGAATAATCATTAAATTGAATGTCTTTATTATACCAGTTATAAAATCTATTGTCTTAATATCTGGTATATAGTTTACAATATCAATATTACTTACTGTTGTTAATGTACCACTTGTTGCTCTACTTCGAGTGATAGTTTGCACACCAGTAGGCGGATTTCCATAACATCTTTGTAACTCTACTATACTCGTAAAATTCATTGTTTGTGCAGACGAAAAATAAAAAGTGTATCTATGGGATGAGTTGTCTGTACTTCGTCTTATTTCCTCAACTCTTGGTACTCTTGCTCCGGTTAAATTTAAAAATGATTTGTATAATTCTCCGTCTCTGTAACAAAATACGTTGTAAGGAATTGTACCAAATCCAGACAATGGAGTGATATATACGTTTATGTAAATATAAATGTCTCCTACTGCGTTAGACGGTACAAAACTCCAAGTTGATGTCAGAGTATCTGTTGTTAAATTAAACTCGGGAAATGCTACGAATGGACTTGTAGTGACTATACTTGTATAATCCATTTGAAACCTTTGCGTTATCTCTGACATCGACAAAGCATTTTTTAAATAAAGATGCAATTTTTTCCATTGCTCTAAATTAAAAAAACTACCGGTAAAAATAACTCCGTATTTTGCTTGAATGAAAGAAAAAATAGAAGCTAAAGTAATTGCCGGAAATAACTCATTCCATTTGATTGCTCCGGTTGTTGTTGTTATATCTGTTGCAGTTGCGTCTTGATAACTATATTTATTTGCGTTTCCTATTAATGGATACTTAACTCCGTTTAAAGAGCCGACTGTAGTTATTCTGGCTCTTACTGCCGATGAACTATAACCGTGATTCAAACTTGTATAATTTAAAGTATTTAATTTATCGTCTTTGATAATGTCTTTTAATTGCACCAAGTTTCCATAAAATGTTACCGAGTAACTTTCTATAAATCCATTCTTTTTGTCTGCTTTTTCTAACTGAATAGTTCCGTCTCTAAATCTGTGCGTATTAACCTCGATAAAAGCATCATAACGCATTCTGTGGTCGAATCCATTATCAACTGAACTTTCGTACCAGTGCGATAAGATTTGATTGTTAGTCTTTGATGCTGGAATAGTAAACGACTGCGTGTAATCAGTATATAACTTTCCTATGTCGTTTGCGTTCCCAATCTGGGAAGTGATTCTAATTTTTTCGTCTTTGAATAAATCTAGTCTTTGATAGTCACTTCGGTATATTTCTATATCGTCTCCGTTTAATATCGGGATTGCAGTTTCTAAAGTTAATACAGTTGTTGTGTTTGAAAGAATCCAACTAATTAATCCGGCACTATCTCCAGAGGTAACCTTAACGTAATGGCCTACATATTGATTCGTAGTCATTGTTATGTTATTTGTAATAGTTAAAAACGGACTTGTATTATTAGCAGTAGCTTCTCCACTAACAACTAAAGTATTTTTCTTTATATAAACCTCTACGCTTAATTTCATTATACGATGTTATTAATTAGTTTATTCGCAAAGTCAAACTCTAAAGTATAGTTTATATTTTTGTCTTTTAAAATTGTTTTCTTTTGCATACTGGTTGTCTTGATTGTTACCGGTATTTCACTAGCACTATACAATATAGTATCGCTTAACATCATTTGTTGAATCCACTCGAAATAGTCCTCAGTTACCCAACCGGTATTAACTTTAATGCTTTCATTTCCGTTTATATTAAATGGCTTTGTCTGGCCTTTACGATAGTTATAATTAATATCTTTTTGCATTAAGGCATAATCACTATTTTTAACATCGATAGAATTGTAACTTGCTTTGAAAAAAGTAAATTGATTCCAGCCTCCTAGCTTATTCACAAACCATAATATTTGAATTGGATATTTTGGCTCACAGATTTGCTCTGTACTGATTGAGTAAATAATTGCGTTTTTGTCATCGATTATATTTACTTTTACACTTGCACCAAATACTAAAGGAATTGCGTAATTAAAAAAATCATTATCACCATTATAAAATAATTGTGTTTTAAGTACGTTATTATCCTCATCAAACCACTTTGCAGTAAATTTGTCAGTAGTGTCTTTGCATATAAAATTATAGTAAGGTATCGTTGTATTCCAATATACTTTTATAGCTGGATTTGCCAATAATAAATATGCTTGTGTTGACGTAAGGTTTAAATTTACTCCATCCTCTACTTTTGAATATCCATTTACGGCACAAAAAGAAACTGTATCTTTTAAAGTATATGTAGTTCCGTCTGTACTATAATAAGTCTTGTACTCTCCGATGCACCATTCCTTTTTTTCTGCTTGTGTTATTGTGCTTGACGTATATTGTAATTTAAATTTGTCTATATACTCTAGAATAAATGGAGCAATATTATAATTGGTTTCTGTTTGAGTTACCGATGTAATTCCCTCACTCATTATATAAGTTGGATTTGCTGGAGGAGTGTCTCCTTTATTCCAAAGTTTTAACTCTACTTTAGTTTTAAGTTGGTTAGCTTCGTTTATAATTACTTGGTAAGGACTTCTCGCAAATATTAAATTTATTGACGGCATATTATTTGAAGTTTGATTTTGCTATTAATTCTATTGTTGACTTTACATCCAGAGCGAATGCCTCTGCAATTTCTTTTGGCATTAATTTTATGTTCTCTTCTACGGCCTCTTTTAAAAAGTATGTAGGTTTTATACCTTGATGATAAACTGACTCTCTGACTGCGAAAGGACTTAATCCTCTTTTGTTACTCCAGTCAATAAAATGCTTTACACTTGGTTTTTTTCCCTCTTTAAAACTGTACGGACTATCTCCTCCATTTTGTTTCCAAAGTTTACCTTTGTTGTTTGTTCTTTTAAACGTACTTGTCTGCTTTCTTACTCCTCCTACTCCTCTGACTCCCTTATCTACGAATGCTCCGTAGTCTGACATTCCTATATTCAAACTAAAGGACCGCTTCATAAATCTTACTCCGTTATTAACTACGCTTTTTTCTAGTTTACCGGTGTCAACTTTCTTTTTGTCTTTTAAGTTCTGTTTAGCATCGGCAACAACCTTATCGCCAAACTCATTCATAGCATCTATTAAATGCTCAAACTTTATATTTAACATTTTGAGATGTCGTTAGGTACGTTTATAGTTATGTCTGTTTGGTATCCGGTTAACATATTTTCCATTTCCTTATCGATTACGTCACTATCTGGAGTGCCTTCTAATTCCCAGCCGTCTTTGTATATTGTAGACTGCTTTAAACGGCTCAATAAACGATTAATTACGTATAGTTGGTTAGATAGTATGTAAAAAGTATTATCGTTGCCGTAAACGCCTATTTCGCTTTCCTTTGATATGTTTACGATATCTAGATTAAATATAGTAAAATTGAATGATAAGGTATTCTCGTTGTGTCTTACTGAATTGTAAACGATATTACACAAAGGGAATATAGTATTTTTATTTAAATCTACTTCCGTAAGTCTTTTAAAAGTTACTGTGTTTATAAATGGATTACTGCTTAACTCTTCGTTTAAAGAATCAATCAAATTATATAATGCCTCTACTCCTTTTTTATCGTCCATACTTTCTATTTATTTTTTCTAATTGCTTTGCTCTCAATTCGTCTTTGCCTATCTTATAAGATAAAAACTTTAAGCATAAGTGCATATTTAACTTGGTAACCTTTTCAATTCGTGTAACGTCATTTTTAGCGAGTTCAGCGAGTGAAGCAAACCATCCCCATTCTCTTGAAAACTGCGTCTCTGTGCTAAACTCATCTTGTTCATTTCCGACTCCAAAGAGTTTAGGATAGATGTCACTAAATCCAAGCCTAAATTCCAAAAAAAAACCGTTGCTCCTAACACAACATTTAACGGCATATCTTTTAGTATTTCGTGATACTTGTCTCCTTCGTATTTCTCAATCAAATATTTTCCGTCTGCTGCTCTTCCGGTTACTGGTCTATATAATACTCCCATAGCGATAACAATATCCTCCCAGTTGTCTATGTTATTGTTTACGTCTAGAAACTCTCCGAAACTTAAGTTATCTAATTTAGGAATCCATCCAAAGTTTATACCTCCTAGATTAAAACTTTCGACAAGTGGTTGCTCAACCGAAAGTAAGTCAACTAATATTTTAATCACTTTGTTTGCAGAGTCTGAATCTATTTGCTTTGCTTGGTCTTCTGTAACCTCACAGAATATCTCAATCATTTTTAAACCTAGATAAGTCTCTTGATTCTTTTGGCTCTTGCTATACTCAAACTCTTTTAAGTATCTTTGGTATTTGCTTAGACTGATTTCCTCTAGTGAACTTGGTACTATTAATTTCATAACTATATAACGTTTGTTTTATTTATTTGTGAGTTTCTTTCGTACTATCCTTAACGTTTCAACTTGGCCTACGCAAATGGCATATCTTTGGTCTGTGTCTGGATATTCTTTTATTAATTTCTCATCCGACATACATCGATTAATGAATTCGCTTGTACTCTCTCCGGTTTCTTTTTTTGGTATTGGCATCTTATTTATGTTTTATTTGATTGCGTATGTTCCTCTGTTTTTTAAATCTTTGATTGCTTGGTAAGATAATGCTAAACTAATTACACTATCATCGTGGACTCCTTGAGGAGCAGAATATTGTACGTTCCTTGTTGTCTGGTTATATATGTAAGTGAATGCCTCTAACTCATCCACTAGCCAACTGATATTAAGTATTTGTATTTCTTTCTGCTCGAATAATACGGCCAAGTCTTCAATCATTATGGGCTTTGTTTTTGTGCTTGTGACAAATGGATATACTCTTTTACCGCATATCTTTTTAAGCATCTCATAAAAGACATCTCCTTGATTGTTTACCTCGACATATACCTTTGCATTATACTCGTTTATCTTTGCTCCTACCTTCTCTATTATTCTGGTCCATTCATCGTGTCTCCAGCGT